AGGCTTAAGAACCATTCTGGTAAATGTACTTCGTCGACGGGATATGCAATGCTGGTAAGAGTATTTTCTGTTGTATTGCGTAACTTGCATACAATGATTTTTTGTCCGTCGATAATACGCATAGAGTGCTGGTCCCTGTGTATCTCTCTTAGATTATTCCATGCCAGGCTTGCTGTTACGTGTCCCGGTACATGCAAGTTGCCAGTTTCGATGCCCTTTAGCTTCTTACGACCAGCATCTTCAAGTTTTTCCTTATAATGGGTTAACTTGTTAACTGCACGCGGTGTACCTTGTTGCCAAGGCTTCATATCTTCGAACTTTTCCTTGAACAAACGAATCTTCTCGATAACTGCATTCTCGCCCTTGTCGGTGAGTGTGTCTAATAGAATTTCGGATAAGAATGTTTGCACAAACTTAGGTGTATCTGCACGCTTTAAATCCAAGCCCATAGCCTTAACCTTACCTGGCTTACCGCCGACGTCAAGTCTGATACCATCCTTATCATACATCAGCACAGCATAACGCTTCTTCACCATCCAAATTCCAGATTCGGAAACGGTTTCACGTGAGCTTGCAATAACTCCGGTTGATCTCTTAATTGGAACATTAAGTGTCTTATTAAGGAATTCAGGAAATGTGTTAGATACGGCCTTTGCTAAGTCGTTGTATAGATCAACAATACTTTCCTTTGTCCATACAATCTCACCTCTTTCAATCTCTTCCCTAAGGATAGGGTATGCAGAGAAATAACATGAGTCGGTATCACCGTACACAATTGCCTTGCCATAGTGATCGTACTCGCCGGTCATCATTTCATTGGTTTTGGCAGCCATGTGCTTTGTAATGGTTCTACCTGACAGAGTAGTTGATTGGCCGAGTCGTTGATCAAAGAACCTACTACCAGCATTCAACAAAGCGCCGTATGCCGAGTTCAAGTTAATTTTCTTAACCAGCTGACGCTTGTCCCAGAATCCAATAACACGCTTTAGGTCCTTTTGGTCCCTATGAATTGCCTTACCATCCTTAACCATTAGACTGTGTTGGTTCATGTACTGAACAACACGCTTCTTATGTCCTTCTGCGATAATTTCCTTTAGTTTTTTAGGCCTATAGGCATCGTGTTCGGAGTAGGGGTTAGCTTTAGATTCGGCATCGGATATATCGGCATTTGTGAACAATGCTTCTGGCACCTTCACGCCTTCTATCTTAGCATTGTCCTCAATGTCTTGATAGTTTGTCATAATGCCTTGCAGTACCTTACGCTCGTTATACCAGCGTGTCAACAGACTTGGAATTACACCATCTACGTCTGTCTTGAAAATTGTGCCATTGGCACTGATACACCAAGGTTGTCCACTCTCGAAAATTAAGTCGTGTAATTCCTTACCTGTAACTTCGAACGTAGATCCATCTTCCATATCTAACATCATCTTTGTGCCGATGTCTTGGTTATAAAATTCTTCCATCTCGAGCACATTGAATCTATCGTTCCACCATGCTGCAAATGTATTTTTACCACCCTTTGCTTCCCAATCTTCGATAGCCTCGTTTGTTCTATCAAGTCTAATCTGCCCTACGATAGTTTCAGGACTCATGTTGAATGTTCTAATTACAGATGGGTACAGAGACTTCATGTCAGTAGATGCAATCCACTTGTGAAATCCTTTGCGTGGTGTTGCTACCCAACCACCAGCTGCACGAGTTGCTGTTTCATCATGGCCGCGCTTCTTGTCGGGGCAAACTTCGTTGCGACTATGTGCTTCCATAAGAACGTTTTGGTCAGTAACCGCAACCGCGCCCATTGTTGTTTGAATAAGCACACAACTTGAGTGGGCAATAGAGTTTGCCAAATCAATGAATTGCAATTTCTTATCAAGCCTATCCAACAGACGTGTATCCTGTAAGTTATACTCCAGGAACCTTTTAAAGTCGTCGTTGTATAACTCGTCCAATGTTCCTTCGTAGGCAACCTTACTTTCGCCAAGTTCAATTTCGGCAATAGCATTTAGTGCATAGCTGTGGCGTTCTTCGTAGTTGTATTTCTTATAGATTTGCATGTAGTCGATGTGAACACGACCAATCAAATCGTATGTAGGTTGTGTCTTGCCACCACGATCAAATTCTCTAACCTTGGGTTCTTGTTCCCACAGGCATAGCTTACGTGCTTCGTGTTTACCGAGCACTTTTTTGATGCGATTGACTACGTACGGAATATCGTATGCTTCGCTGTTCCAACCACTTAGGATATCAGCATCATCAATGACATTAATGAATGCAGTAAGCATTTCTGCTTCTGTCTTAAATAGGATTACATTACCTACTTCTTCAGCAATAGCTTCTGCTTCTTCCCATGTTACAGTTGGTGGCGGTAATGCAAGACAAATAATTTCGTCAATCCACTGTAAGTGAACAGAGATAGATGTGATGTAGTTATCGGCATCTGCCGCTTCGGACCAGCCCGACTCCTTGTCAAAGCTGGTTTCAATGTCGAAAAAGGCAATGTGTAATGCAGGCGCATCTATGCCGTGGTAATTGTGCTCAAGGCAGCGGAAAATGGGATCTACGTCAGACTCCCATTTCCTAACATTGCCCGACAGTGTCTTGAGAATCTTCTGCTTCTCAACAAATGTACGCGGAATAATCTTCTTTACGGTATCACCGTAAATAGATTTATGCGAGCCTTTTGGGTCAGTTAGAAAGAAATGGTAATCAGGTTGGTATTCACGGTAAACTCGTTTACCGTTTACCCTTTCTACAATCCTGATTACTTCTTGATCGCCTCCGCGACGAAAAAATGCGTCAATATAAATTTTCTTTCTCCCTGAATTTGCAATTATCGAGGTGATATCTCCTCATGTTCCAATCTAACCCACTCTTATTACAATGTGGACAAATAGTGATGTATTTTTCATTAAATGGTTTAGCAGGAATTCCTTTTAAGGGACTCGGACCGCGTCGTCTTCCTGCATGTGCCCTAGATTTTTTTAATCTTGTTTCTACAGATTCGGGTGGTTTATTCAAAGCAGATTTTCTCATCCGTTCTATAGTCTCATCAGAGTACGGATTCTTTAGACCTTTGTTCCATGCAATTTTACCCTTCAGGGAGTTAGAGGCCTTTAGTTTGGTCTCCTCGGATCTGCCTCCCTTGTTTGGATTATTTTCGGATAATAGTCTACTTTGTTCTATCTTAGATGTTTCATATGTTCTACTACATACCCTATAATCTCGTCTACCATCTTTACTAAATTTTGTTACCATACACCAAAATGCATAATGCATTTCTTTCGTTCGGTAAATTTTCCAAAGTAAATGATGGGCAACAAAATGTTCCTTTGGCGTAAAATGAACTATATTTTCTTTTCCGTTCGAACCTCCCATAGATTTAGGGAGAATATGATGCTTTTCAACCATACTTGGAATTTCTGATCTATTTTTAGCCTTCAGAACTAACAAATCATAGAGTCTTCTATAATTCAATCAGCCCATGCCTCCGGCCTTGTATAGTTCTTCGATCTCGTCAAATGCTTCACGTTGATCATTCATGCTGCCCTTTTGGCAGATTCTGATAAGCTTATTCAATTGACCGGGTTTTACTTCTAATTCTTCGGCAATAGCTTTTACCGTGTCGCTTAGACCTGCCTTGAGGTCTTCACATTCTTGTAATACTTGCACGCCATCTGCTACTAATTGTTTTAAACGTGCGACGTTTTCTGGTGATAATTTTGCCATGTGACTCCTTGAACCTTAAGTGCTTTACTTAGCATTTCTGCTATTATAGCTTATAAGTTTACGAAAGTCGATAACTTCTTAATTGCAGGCGCAACGGGCGGCCTCTTTACCCTTATAGTCTGCGATAGCAGCCTTAATGGCATCCTCGGCAAGGATAGAACAGTGAATCTTAACAGGCGGCAATGCAAGTTCTTCAGCGATAGCACTATTCGAAATAGTTAATGCAGTATCAAGGGACTTACCTTTAACCCACTCGGTAACCAGAGAGCTCGAAGCAATCGCCGACCCACATCCGTAGGTTTTGAACTTTGCATCTTCAATCAAACCAGATTCTGGATTCACCTTGATTTGCAGTTTCATTACATCACCACATGCTGGCGCACCGACCATGCCTGTACCGACAGAAAGATCGGTCTTGTCGAGCGAACCCACGTTGCGTGGGTTTTCGTAATGATCTAGAACTTTTGTACTATATGACATTATCTTCTTCCGTAAGCGTTACCTGTAATAGGGTCATTTGTGCCCTTATACATTTTTGTTTCTTTTCCGTTCGTGTGCAAGTTTCATTGAGATAGATCTTTTACGTCTTGTTTCTTCTGAAACTATCTTTCCTTTATTACCTGCCCGAATCTTTGATTTAGTTTCTTCGGAATGTTGTTTACCAAACATGGGTCCAACTTTCCCGTATCCGTGGTGTTTCTCACCGGTGATTGATTTTAATTTTATTTTCTGTTCTTCGGACATAATTCTGCCGAAGCACGGATTCTTCTCTCCACGCATAGATTCACTCTTCTTGCGCTTTTCTTCCTCGGTCCAGGGTCTACCACCCTTCGAATGTCCGATCTTACCTATATTTCCTTCTCCACCATCTGACTTATTTTGTAATATTCCTGTATTTATATCTTTTCTACCCCACCATGCAATCATTCGGCGTTCCATAGCCCATGCGCCAATTTCGGATAAATTAGATTCCAATATTACAATCCTGGATTTATCTTTAGGCCTATTTATATTTGTGTGCTTTTCCCAGGCCCTTCTATTCTTTCCTTTACCAATATAATAGGGTTTGCCCGATTTTCCTATATAAGCATATACATAAAACATTATCTTCTTCCGTATGCGTTTCCGGTTATTGGATCATTTGTTCCATGGTATTGTCGAGGATCGTATCCATGTATTGGTGATAGGATACCTTTCTCTTGATTATAAGATTTATCACTACCGACAAATCTATGCATTTGGTCTGGCATAACTCTATTGAACCATTCAACAATGAGTGGCCTAATATCTCTGTTTGGCTCCGAATCTTCCAAAATTTCAAGTTCGGCATTTAGCTCGTCATCTTCAATAATTTCAGAAATATAAATTGGTGCAATTGCTGCGGGGATTGGGCGTTCCATTAAGTGCTTTACAAGCTCGAAGTCTTTATCTGTTAATGGTAATTTATGAACTGCTTCTGCTACCGCATGGATATGTGGAAGCAAATCCTTTAATTCATAGTAATCATCGCGTAATTTAGATTTTAGAAATTCTTTACCTGCCGTGCTGGTATTTGGGCTCATGATTTTGTCAACGTAAGAATCCATACGCTGCTGTAGCGCATCAATCTTTCTAACAACTTGTGGCGAAAGGGATCTATCGTTAGATCCCCTTGGTAATAAAATTTCAACTATACGCATAATGTGTATTTATCACAGAATGCGAATGTTTATCAAATGTTGAATTCTTTCTTTACTGATGCTGGAACGAAATCTACATCATATTCTTCTGCTGCCTTAGCAAGAAGAGGAAGTGCAAAAATTGCGCCAGGTAGTGCCATAACTGCTGCGAATCGAGCTGTTACTAGCAAATCCTTTGTCTTTTTGTTTGCTTCTGTGATTTCGTTAATTGAAGCGTCACCAGTTGTTGCCCTATTGTAGGTAGCAATAACTTGCTTTACGTTTTCTGATTCTGTAGTAACTACAGCTTGTGTCTTTTCAATTAATGCCTTAACATCTTGTGGTGTCTTTGGAAATTTTGAAAATGTATCTTGTACTGCCTTGAAATAATCTTGTGATGATGTGAACATATTGTCTCCTTAAGTGCCATAATTGGCCACTATGTTAAACTACCTCACCGTGAGCATAGTTTCTTAGTGTGCATGTATTTATGCTGCACTGCACAAAATTGTTATTTATTTGGTCTTTTTATGCCAATTTGGGTGTTACGGTAGACAAGGTGTTTGATGCTTGTGTTTAGCGTGGTTGGTAAACCTTCAAAGAATGCTGTTTTATTACCTTCTGCTGCGTATTGGCGTAGTCTGGTTGCACTTACACCCTCAACACCTGCAGATTCGTTTATTCTTTGACCTGCTGTTACAACACTAAATTGAATACCCCAATCTTTAGCATATCCGCTAAACCGCTTTATATATTCGTCGGCCTGGTCTGAACCGGCTACCATTATAACATTATCATAGTGCTCTTTGAGGTGCTCTAATGCTATGTATGGATTTCTGATAGACAAGTCGTTGGAAATATAGACACCGCGAAAGGCAGATTCGCAGACGCGACGCTTGAAGCTAAATTCAAGTGGGTCGGTTGGTGCCTTGTGCGTTTGGGAAAGATATACGACATGGTCGGCAGAATGCTGCTTTGCTGTTTCCACTACCTTTGAAACTAACAGAGCATGCCCTGCTGTGGGCGGATTCATCCTACCAAATGTGAATACTACACTTTTCATCATAGTAGTATAGTATTTTTATTGGCTAATGTCAAACCTTCTTAGGTGGCTTTGGATCTTCCTCATCTTCGGCAACAGTCGTCTTTATATACGCCTTGGCTTGAACGTCTCTCGTGCCATCTCTGTTGTCAAGGAATTTGTTTAGACTTGCTGTACCTGTTCCGTATGCTAAGTATGCTAGAAAATATTCAATGTTCATTCCACCTAGGATAACAAGCTTCCACATAAACACTGTTGCTGCAATTGCAACCAACATAGCAATAACTCTGGAAGAAGAATATCTACCAGTGGCGTTATCTTGTAATGATTCTTTAAAAATTCTTGCTAATGTGCTCCACATGGTAAATCTCCTAATTTCCAATATTTACCGAAAATGCGGCCAATAAAAAAGCCCCGTTTTATCGGGGCTTTTTGTTTTTTAACTAACTATTAAGCTAGCTTGTATGTTACAACTACTGTTGCCGAACCTGCGCCGCCTGGTGTTCCGCCGACGGTTGCAATAACTTGCACGCCTGAGTTAACTACCATTGTTTCTGCAAGGTATAGACCGGTAGACTGTGTATCGTTTTCCGATGCTGCCATATAAGCTGCAGGGGTTCCAGTAATACCAACAACCAATGTTCCGGTTGCTGTATCAGCTGAGGTGACGTTGACCTTGACTGAAAGAACTGTTGCACCTGCTGGAAGTGCTGCTGCACCGATATTTGTTGTACCAGTTGCCGAAAGATCAACAATTGCTTCTACAGCCTTAACATCACCAACTGCGTTACCGGCTACTGTATCAACATAATACTTGGTAACAAGGTCGTTGTTAGCAAGACCGTTGATGTAATCGGCATCTGATGGACCAACAACCGATACCTTGTATGCTGTACCTGTTGCAAGATCGAGTGTAATGTCGCCCGATGTATCAGCACGGAGTGTTAATCCTGTGTCGCCAGAAATAGTCAAGGTATTAGCAGCATCAGACTGGATAAGTCCTGCACCTGCTGGACCAACTACTACCGCGCCGCCTGTACCAGGATTCAAATTAATGTCCGAAGTTCCGCCTGCTGTAATTGTTGTATCACCGGATGTTGTACCCTGAATTGTTGCCGAACCAACTGTTAATGTATTTGTACCTGTGTTGAATGCTAGATCTGCATCTGTAACTACTGGTGAAGTACCAGCACCAATTAGAAGCTGACCAGATCCTAGTGTGTTTACACCTGTACCACCAT